ATTTACTGGTAATATTTCTAACCTTAGAGTTGTTAAAGGTACTGGTCTTTATTCATCTAATTTTATTCCAAGCACAACACCTTTAACTGCAATTAGCGGAACAGAACTTTTAACTTGTCAATCAAATAGATTTTTAGATAATTCTAGTAATGCTTTAACTGTTTCAGTAGCAACAGGCTCACCAAGCGTTCAACGCTTCAACCCATTTGGTACTTCTACCGCCTACTCCACAAGCGTGATTGGTGGGTCAGGGTACTTTGATGGTAGTGGTGATTATTTAACTGCAACATTAACGGGTCAAACTTTTGGAACAGGAAACTTTACTGCTGAAGGTTGGTTTTATCAAACTGCCAATGTAAGTTACAACACCTTAATGGCTCAAAGGGCTACTGCCAATTCTGCAACTGGTTGGATAGTAGGTTCAGATAGTGGTGGTAGCGTTTATGCTTACAGTAATGGTTTTCTTATTGGGCCAATTGGTACGGCAATAAAAAATCAATGGAATCATATTGCGTTTGTTAGGTCATCAGGAACAATGACACTTTATTTAAATGGTGTCTCTTTAGGTACAAGTGCAACTTCTAAAACATTTAGCGATACCTTTGCAGGGATTGGAGGCGATGGTACTGATGTTTATGTTTTAAGTGGATATGCTTCAAATGTAAGATATGTAGTTGGAACGGCAGTTTATACAACCACATTTACCCCGCCAACTGCGCCATTAACTGCAATTAGCGGAACATCGTTGCTAACAAATTTCACCAATGGCGCAATCTTTGACAACGCCATGATGAACAACTTAGAAACTGTGGGTAACGCACAGATTTCTACAAGCGTGGTGAAGTATGGAACAGGGTCTTTGTACTTTGATGGGACTGGAGATTGTTTAACAACGCCATCAAGCGTTAATTTAAACTTTGGTACAGGTAATTTTACAATTGAAATGTGGGTTTATGCAACAACTATTCCTGCATATTCAAGTGCCGCATTTTTATTAGATGCTCGTACAAATGCAAGCTGGAATGTTTTTTTAGCCTCAAGTACTTTGTATTTTTCAAATTCTTCCGGCACAGAAACTTCTGGTGGGACTGTTTCTACTAACGCTTGGTATCACATTGCAATTTGTCGTGCATCTGGCACTACTAAAGGTTTTGTAAATGGCGTTCAGGCTTTTACTTTTTCAGATAGTGGTTCATATGTAGGCGCTCCAATTTTGACAATTGGCGCAAGATATACAAACACCCTTGGATTAAATGGTTACATAGACGATTTACGCATAACAAATGGTTACGCCCGATACACCACAACATTCACACCGCCAACTGCGGCATTCCCCAACACAGGCCCCGTTTAAGGAACTATCATGCAAGTAGCAATTTTGACAACACCTATTACAGTTGGCGATTATCGTGAACTGTTTGCCAATACATCATTTAACGCCAATGGCCCAACTGATGAATTCTTGACTGCCAACAATGCCAAGAAGGTCAATGCCTTTAAAGCGCATGACAAACTGACTCAGAAGTTAGTTTCATGTGCTGCTTATGACGATGGTGCATTTGTGTCTGTAGTTCAAGTGGCTGACATGAGTGCTGAAGAAATCCAAGCAGCCAAGGACTCTGCAATGGCACAATTAAGAGCCACACGCAATGCTTTGTTAACAGCTTGTGATTGGACACAAATTCCTGACTGCACCATTTCAAAGAAAACTGAATGGGCAACATATCGTCAGACATTGCGTGATTTCCCTGCAACTGTTTTTGATGCACGAGTAAATGTTGAATGGCCTAACAATCCTGATTGGGTTGAAATAAAAATTTAATTTTATAAATTGGAATAGCAATGAAAATAGCCATTTACGCCATATCAAAGAACGAAGAACAATTTGTTCAGCGATTTTGTGATTCAGCCAAAGATGCAGACCTTATCTTGATTGCAGATACAGGATCTACTGACAAAACAGTTGAATACGCTTTGGAATGTGGTGCAAAAGTCTATGATATTTGTATTAGTCCTTGGCGGTTTGATAAAGCTCGGGATGCTGCCCTTGCCATGATTCCCCGTGATTATGATGTTTGTATTTCACTAGACCTTGATGAAGTTATGGAAGAAGGTTGGCGGGAAGAAATTGAGCGTGTTTGGACTGCTGAAACAACTCGTTTGAGATACAAATTTGATTGGGGTTCAGGAATTTCGTTCTTTTACGAAAAAATCCATAGCCGCCATGGATATCATTGGCATCATCCTGTCCATGAATATCCACGTTGTGATGGTCGTATTACAGAAGTCTACGCCCACACGGATATGCTTTTGGTAAGCCACCATCCTGACAATACCAAATCCCGTGGCCAATATATGCCACTACTTGAGTTGGCGGTAAAAGAAGACCCACATTGCCCTAGAAACGCTTTTTACCACGCACGGGAACTAACCTTTTATTCTCGGTGGCAAGAGGCTATAGAGGCTTTAAACAAGTATCTAGCCATGCCTGAAGCTATTTGGCCTAATGAAAGATGCTATGCCATGCGGTTATTGGGTAAATCCCATGAAGAATTAGGCATGATACATGAAGGTTTGAAATGGTATAGGTTGGCTTGTGCTGAAGCTCCCAATACCCGTGAGCCATGGTGCGAATTGGCGACTGCAACTTACAGATTAAGTATGTGGCCAGAAAGCTATGGAGCGGCTTTATCAGCTTTAAATATTACTGATAAACAAGCCGTTTACACAATGGATCCGTCTGTATGGACTGAAAAACCATACGATTATGCAAGCATTGCCGCTTGGAGGCTTGGGTTAAAAGATCAGGCTATCGAATTCTGTAAGAAAGCTTTAGAATTCAACCCTACAGACACCCGTCTATTGACTAATCTTTCGCAGATGGAAGAAGTGACATGAGCGATTATTCCCGCCTCCGTACCCCATTTACATCAATGAGTTTTACTCCTGATGTGCCTAGTAATGCATTAGGTCCTACAGAGTACAACAGCGGGAAAAACATAGAAGCAGATGTGCGTTCCATTAAGAAAATCTATGGTGAAATTGCCATTGCTTCTACTATTACTGATATGCCCATCTTCATGGAGGGTGGGTTTCGCTCAGAAACATCTTGGGTATATATAGTAGCAACCCGTAATTCATCTAGCCAAGGTAAATGGTTTATGATTACCGCTACGGGTATATCCAACATAACGCCAGGCGTGGGGGCTAATCCTTCTGCCTACATTTCAGGCTACACAGAAGATGTAAACATCACCACTGCTTGGGTTGGAAATGTCTTTTTTATCAATGACACTGTCCAAAACCCAATGTATTTCTTGCCAACAAGCAATGAAATCACAGTCTATTCTGATGCCGCATGGAATTATGATGTTGGCGTAACGTCCACACGGGCGGGATTTGTCCGTAATTTCTGTTCACCCAATGTGGGAAACATCCTTATTTCAGGCAATTTGACCAAAGTTATTGGCGGCACGACTTATAACTACCCCACAACTGTCAGATGGTCGCAAGCTTTTGCCAATCAAGGCTATCCCGCAACGTGGGAGCCAACTCTGTCTAACGTGGCCAACGAGCAAGAAGTTCCTGTTCGTGGTCCTTTGATTGACGGGTTCTTCCTTGGTGGTAACTTTTATGTGTGTTCCTATTGGGATACAGTAGTTTTCTCACCAATCTCTTACCAAAATACTACTGCACCAATATTTGGTGTACGTTTGCTGAATCAAGGTCGTGGATTGTTTAACAATAACTGTTGGACAAATACGGATGCCAATGTTTACGGCATAGATGCCCGTGATATTTGGGTGTTTAATGGTTCAGAATTCTCATCTTTGGGCAACCAAAAGGTTAAAGACTACTTCTTTGCCAACCTAAATCCTACCTATGCGGGTCGGATGTTTATGGTTAACAACACCCAAAAGTATCAGATTGAGATTTATTACCCTGATCTAACCTCTTCAGGATGGTGCAATAAAATGCTATCTTGGAGATATGACCTACAGGTATGGAATGCTCCTAAAGACATCCAAAACGCTTGTATGGGCACTGAGGGACCTAGATGGATAGACTCATCACCCGATTACTTTAATTTAGCTTCTAGAGCCGTTGTATACGCCCGTGGAGGCGTTTCTAGTTCTAAGTTGATAGAGACATCTGTTGGAAACTCATTTGTGGGTTCTGCCATTGATTCTCAGTTTGAGCGTACCAACATTGCTTTGCAAACTGCCAATGGTCCTGTGCCTTATTCTTCTAAAGTTTACATCGATAGAGTTTTGCCTGAAATAGCGGGTACTGGCGCAATCAATATTACTGTAGGTGGAGCTAATTCCACAGCTCAAGCTACTGTTTATGGTGAGACAGGTGTAACCACAATCGATACTGATACACCTTGGGTTCCTACTCAACAGAATACTTTTCGTACTGTGGCACTGAAATTTGGCTCAAACGATGCCACTGATACATGGAAAGTAAGCGCATTGAATCTGCAAGCAACTGTGACTGAGGATGCTTTCTAATGCCATTCGCACTAACCACTAATCCATCTCAATCTGAGATCTCAGAAGCCATTAATTATTTATTGGCTAACTTTGGTCCCAACTTGTCTGCCGATCCTAGTAATGGTCAGATCAGTGGTCCATCAGGTGTGGTTATTGCTTATTTGTATCAATATATTGCTGTTAAATATGCCGATAGTTTTGATGGTACTTTGAATTTTAGTAACAGTCCAACAGGCCGTTTGTACTATGGTTTGAGAAACACAAACAGTTCTGTAGAGTCAACCAATCCTGCTGATTACATTTGGTTTTTAGCTGCGGGTGGATTTGGATCTACTAAATTTCTGTTTTATCAAACAAATGGTGGTCGGCAAATTAATTTCTTTGTTGGCACTGCCGCACCTAACTCAACTTATTTACAAGAATCAGGTTCTTCAATTGATCTAGATGTGGTGACAACCACTACGGCATATAACACTGCCGCACCATCTATTTACATTTGGACATCTTCTTCTACACCACCAACACGCCCTAGCACCACATCGACTTATACATGGGCTACAGGAGTTTACACGGCTCCTAGTGGGTGGACAATTGCACCTATTACAAACACCACGCCTGGTTATTATTTGTGGGCTATTACGATTCCTTTGATTGTCAATGCAAATACAGTTACTTCTGTTTTGGATTGGACTAATACTTCTTATCCAATTTATGCTTTTTCATCTAATGGTGCAACAGGTAGTATCGGTGGAAATGGTATCAGTGCATTAACAGCGTATTTACAACAAAATCAAGCATCTGCGGCTCCTGCTACGCCATCAAATACAACAGGCCCTACGGCTCCTAGCGGATGGTCATTAACTGCCCCTGCAACAATAACTGTAGGCAATGTTTTGTATTACACCTTTGGTCAATACAATTCTTCTAGTGCAACAATTAGTGGTATTCCTGCCGGACAAACCCAATGGGGCGCACCTACTGCCGCCTCAATATTTCAAGACATTATGTCTGATAACTGGGTTAGTGGCGGTGGTTCTGTTCCTCCTAGCTATGGAGTACCTGCAAGTTACAGTACTACTGGTTATTACATTAGCCGTTCTACAGGTAATTGTTATTTTAATAATGGCATTTTTAGAGGTAACATTACAGGTGCTTCAGGTACTTTTACAGGCACTGTTCAATCAGGATCTACAGGTAACAGGGTAGTTTTAAATGAGTCTTCATCTTCATATTTGAAAGTGTATGATTCAAGTGGTAATAGTATTTACAGTCTTATTGGTGTATCAGGTTTGTATGCCAATTCATCAATGAATGGCGCATCTGCTATTGCCGCATTTACGGCTACCAATGCTTCTGGATATAACGGAACTGCA